ATAAAGAAAAAAAATATTTTCTTGTAGGAGATACTGCTCGTGGCGATGGTCAAGATTATTCTGTTTTTCATATTTTTGAATCGGATACGATGAAACAAGTTGCTGAATATCGAGGCAAACCCACTCTTGATATATTTTCCAGGGTTCTTTATGATACTGGCATGGAATATGGTGCTTGTATGATTATTCTCGAAAATAATAATATTGGATTTTCAGTAATAGATAAGTTAATTGAGCAAAAATATCCCAATATATATTATTCGACTAAGGGAACACATGAATTCGTGGAACATTATGAGGCAGATTATATTTCTAATTCTGTTGCGGGGTTTACAACATCCCAGAAGACAAGACCCCTTGTGATAGCAAAGTTGGAAGAATTTATTAGAAATGAAATTATCACTCTTAATTCCGAACGTGCCTACCAGGAACTAAAAACTTTTATCTGGAAAAACGGACGCCCCGAAGCGCAACGAGGATACAATGATGATCTCGTAATGTCTCTTGCTATAGGTTGCTGGATTAGGAGTACAGTCTTGCAAGAAAATTTGCGAGATATTAATTATAAAAAGACATTTTTGAATTCTATGATTTTTACTAAAACCTCCCTCAACACCACGATTCCTGGTATGAATGGCTACAAAAATGAGGAAAAACTTGATAAACTTCAAGAAGCAAGAGATATTTATAAGAATTATGGATGGATAATAAAAGGATAAACAAAATGAATAACCAACAAAACAACCCCAAAAATGCCGACGCCCCTCTTTTTAGAGCACTGACACGATTTTTATCAGGTCCCATTACCAGATATCAGAAACAAAACCCAAGACAATTAAAGAGATGGCAACTTGATAAATATAAGTTTACGTCACCAGCGGGATTAAGTTTTAAGAAATCTTCTTATAGTCCTTTTGATAATGTATATTCAAAATCGATGGCAAGTATTTCTAGAAGCGAGAGATATGTGGACTTTGATCAAATGGAATATACCCCTGAAATAGCATCAGCATTAGATATCTATGCCGATGAAATGACAACGTCTTCTCCTTTGCAGGAAATGCTGTCAATTCGGTGTCCCAATGAAGAAATCAAATCTATCATTCACACTCTCTTTTACAGCGTTTTAAATATTGAATTTAATCTTTATGGTTGGTGTCGTACCATGTGTAAATATGGTGATTATTTTCTTTATTTGGACGTTGATGATCAGATTGGAGTAAAATCAGTTATTGGTTTACCTCCCCAGGAGATTGAAAGGTTAGAGGGTGAAGACAAAACAAATCCTGATTATGTTCAATTTCAGTGGAATAGTGGTGGTTTAACTTTTGAAAATTGGCAAATTGCTCAATTTCGCATTTTAGGTAATGACAAGTTCGCCCCTTATGGGACTTCTGTATTGGAACCATCCCGTAGAATCTGGCGTCAATTGACCTTATTGGAAGATGCGATGATGGCATATCGTGTAGTGCGTTCACCTGAACGGCGAGTTTTTTATATTGATGTGGGGGGAATTCAAGAAAACGAAGTGGAGCAGCATATGCAAAGAATTGTTACACAAATGAAAAGAAACCAAGTAATTGATTCAGAGACTGGTCGCGTTGATTTAAGATATAATCCCATGTCAACAGATGAGGATTATTTTATACCAGTCCGTGGCGGTTCGGCGGGAACTAGAATTGAATCATTACCGGGTGGCACTTACACTGGAGATATTGACGATGTGAAGTATCTGCGGGATAAATTGTTTTCCGCCCTCAAGATACCTGCATCTTATCTAACACAGGGAGATGAGGGTGCCGAAGACAAAACAACTTTAGCGCAAAAAGATATACGATTTAGCAAAACGATTACAAGACTACAAAGGAACATTGTTTCTGAACTTGAAAAAATTGCAGTAATTCACCTTTATACCCTCGGTTTTCGCGGAAAAGACTTAATGTCATTTAAATTAAGTTTAAATCAACCTTCAAAAATTTCAGAACTTCAAGAGTTGGAACATTGGCGAACAAAATTTGATATTGCATCAGCAGCAACAGAGGGATATTTCTCTCGACGTTGGGTTTCTACAAAAATCTTTGGATTAACAGACGATGAAATTGTTCGCAATCAAAGAGAGATGTACTATGACAAAAAGTTTGACGGTGCGTTAGAAGCGACATCAACTGCCGCATCTGAATCGTCCGATGCGATGGGAGGAGATATGGACCTCGGGGGCGATTTAGGGGGAGAAGATGACCTTATGGGGGATCTGGAAGGTGGAGACACCGAGTCAGAAGAAGAATCTGTTCTCCTTTCAGAACCAGGCGCACGAAATCAACCTTATTTAACGCCCAATGCAAAAGGCAAACATTATACTAAGGTCAATTATGATGGTCGGCAAAATAAAAGACAGCAAAATATGAATGGTCAAATGGGTCGAGAAAAGGGAAAAAATACTACGAGAAATGTATTTCCGGGTCTTCAAGACATAAAGAGTCTGGTCAATGGCGTTCAGGAACAAAAAGATACTAATTATAATAATGAAGAAAATTTAATGCTTGAGAATAATATAGAAATTAAAAATATTATTGAGGTTTTGGGCAAAAAACGAGGGAAAGAAAATGACGAAGTTTAAACACAATAAGAAAAGAAATACCGCTTTTATTTATGAAAGTCTCGTTATTGAATTGACTAAGGCAGTTCTAAGTGCAGATGCAGGAACTCAAAAGAAAGTTAAATCAATGATTAAGGAGTATTTTAAAAAAGATTCTTTCCTTTTGAAAGATTTAAGAATTTATCAAGCAATTGTAGAAACCAAAAATGTTAAACAAGAAACCGCCGAAAAGATTCTTCACGAAGCAAAAAAACAAAAGGAAAAAATTAATTCAAAACAATTGTTTAATGAACAAAATCGAATTATAGATAAGATTAATAAAACACTTCATAAGAATTTCTTTTCTAATTTTATTCCCAACTATAAAGGACTTGCATCTATTTCTCAAATTTTTAATTTATCATCCCCCATCAAGTCTCGGGTACTTTTAGAATCTGAAATTATTAAAGAGATGATTACAAAACAACCACCGGATGAGATGCTCCCCATTGATTCCTTTACTTATAAAATTTTTACTGAAAGGTTTAATAAAGAGTATTCTGAAACGCTGTTAGAGGAACAAAAGGAATTATTGAAAAAATATATTTCTTCATTTAAAGATAACGGGTTGGAATTAAAAATATACTTAGATGAAGAAATTGGAAGATTGAAAAAAGAGGTTACTTCGTGCTTTGATGCGCATATAATAAAGGAAGACAAACCATTAAAGGAAAAACTTAATAAAGTTTCGACTATTTTAAATAATTTTGTTTCGCAAAAACCTGATGATGAGATGCTGAAGGCGGTTATCTCAATTCAATCTGTGGTAAAAGAGATAAGAGAAAATGTCCATTAGAATCAGTATAGTAGATCCAAATGCGATCAAAGTTGCTTTAGAAGCAAGAAGAACTCTTGGTGGCAATATTATGATTCTTGACCATCTGCATATTGATATCATTATAGATCCAAATAAAAAGACGATTGTAACCTATCCTAAAGAAGATTTAAATGAGGATGCCTACGAAACCCAAAGTGCTTATTTTGCTCGATTGGCGTCGGATGGTATCATTTTAAGAGATTCAGTCCAATCAGGAAATGTTTTTGGGAGTATCCAAGCAGTATATCCAGAGTCTCCCACAGAAGAAACTAACCCACTGCACGTTGTTCTTCTAAGTACCAAAAATTTTGTTAAAGAGGAATTGGGGTATCTTCAAATAGAAAAAGAATATGAAGATGAACTTGAAGAAGAATATTTAGAACCATCACCCGAAGATTCTACAGAATTGGGTGAAGTTCCCGAAGAAGCAAAGAAGGGCAGTATTACACCCTATTATATCCGAAATTATTTAGGCGGTATGTTTACTCGCTGATGCCATTAACATATTTTATACTTTGTGCATTTGGAATGACGCAGATTTTGGTTTATGGAACGCTTTTTGATAGAATAAGACCCAAATATCAATTTTTCCACTGTCCAATGTGTATCGGATTTTGGGTGGGGATATTTTTGTGGGCAATCAATAAACACACGGAACTATTTATATTTGATTATTCACTCACTACAGCATTTTTGTTGGGGTGCTTGAGTTCTGGAACCTCATATGTCCTTAATATGGTCTTTGGAGATTCAGGTATCAACATAGGGGAGAACAACGGATGATTGAGAATATTTTAAGAACTAAGAAGTATATGCTTCGTCCTGTACGCCGATGCAAAGCAGGATGCAGAATCACGCGGGTCGTGCCCGCGTGACAAGGTAAAAAGATATGAAATTTGAAAAAGAGAAAATAAGACAAATTATTCAAGAAGAGATCATTAAAGTGGTTCGTGAGGAAGTAGAGAACGAAGTACAGGATGCTCAAGAAGCATATGCGATGTTGAAAATGTCTATGGATTATTTAGACAAAGGTGATATGACATCTGCTCGCCAAGCACTTGAGAGTATTGAAATTTATTTTGACAATGAACTTGCAGGTGGCGAATTTAGTTTAGATGAGGAAATGTCGGATGAATGTCGTCAGGCAGCAGAAACACTAAGAAATTGTATGAAATCTAGTTCAGGGCGACCAAAATCGACTGAAACCGAGTTGGGTATTATGAAGGAACCAATAGCAGTTACACCCGGTAAATCAGCGATGGGTGTAAAATTTGTGAATGAGGATGATGAAGATGAGCAATAAATATCTTATTCGAGAATATTATGAATTGTGTGCTGGTGGTGTTTGTCAAGACTTGCTAACAGAAGCAGAGAAAAAAGATATTAAAGAAAACGGCGCAGTATATCTTTCTGGTGTAGTGCAACGTTGTGATGAAAAAAATGGAAATGGGCGCATTTATCCCGCCCCAATCCTTCAGCGCGAAGTGGAGAATTACATGACCACGGTTAAAGAAAACCGTGCCTGCGGCGAACTTGACCACCCTGAAGATTCTGTTGTCAACCTTAAGAACGCTTCTCATATGGTTACATCTTTATGGTGGGAAGGAAAAGACTTACTTGGAAAAATTAAAGTTCTTTCAACTCCTGCGGGACTTACCTTGCAAGCACTTATTAACGATAAGGTTAAACTAGGTATTTCGTCCCGAGGACTTGGTTCTGTTGCTGATAGTCCCGAAGGAACAACTGTGGAGGATGATTTTCAACTTATCTGTTTTGATATCGTTTCTGAACCTTCCACCCAGGGCGCATTTATGATGATGAATGAGGCAAAAACAAAAACTTTTACAAAAAAAGATAAGATTGATGATCTTTTAAATAATATCATAGGAGATAAAAAATGAAACTTACAAAAAGTAAATTAAAGGAATTGATTCAAGAGGAACTCACTGAGGGCGTAGACCTGAGACGTGAGGATGTATCCCTTCAAACTCTTTTAGCGGAATTAAATACAATATACATTAAATTAAAAGACGCCCAAAGAGGGAAAAGTTGGGGAACCGGAGATGAGACACACAACGCTCTTAAGGACTTGCGCCAGGTTCTTTCTGTAATTGAAGGTCGCCTAAGACAAGACAAGAGAAACGCTTAAGGTATATAAAGTTAGAGGAAGAAGTGAAAAAAAGCGAACTAAGAACCATTTTAAAACCTCTTATCAAAGAATGTATTAAAGAGATTATCTTTGAAGACGGCACTCTTTCGGGCATTATTTCCGAAGTCGTACAGGGTTTACAGGGAAATACAAAACAGTCCATTGTGGAAACCAAGGTTATTAAATCAAGTGAACCTACCGACGCAGTTATAGAAGCAAGAAAGTCTCTTGAGGATACGAAAAGACAACTTCAAGAATCAACCGGATTAAAGGGTATCTTTGAAAGCACTAATCCACTTCGATCTGGAGGATCACCAAATACATCCCAACAAGGTGGCGCTTTAAGAGATTTAGATCCACGTGATCCAGGTGTAGATATCAGCGGCATTATGAAAGTCGCTGGCGGAACGTGGAATCAAATAAAATAATTATGAAAGTCCCTAGAAGAAAAAATGATTCCAACGAGTCCCTCATTAAAAGGTTTATACGAAAAGTGAAAAAAGAAAAGATCATTGAAGAATATCGAGAAAGAGAATATTATAAAAAACCTTCAGAAATCGCTAGAGAGAAATATTTCCGTCGCTTGGCAGAATTAGAAAAACAGAAGAAAAAAGAGCAACGAGAAAACAAAGATTAAAGACTACTTATAAGAAAGAGGATAAAATATGGCAGTTTTTAATTATGGATCACCTGGACTTGGAAGCGTTGGATCTTATCAGGTATCAGGAAAACCTTTTGTCTCAGGCGCAATTAATGTTGCGGTTGCAACAGCAGGACCGTTAGGACCACTTAAGATTGAATTTCCATCAGTTACAAGGTGGATTGTACTTACGAATCATGATACAACTACTGATGGTGATGTAAAAGTTGCCTTTTCCGTAAATGGATTTAATACTAACAATTATTTTACAGTAGTCCAAGACAAAAATGATTATACAAACACCATGACAACTCGTTTGGAATTAAAGTGTTCAGAGTTATATTTGACCGGAGCGTGTACACATGTAGATGTAATAGCAGGACTAACTGGGATAAGCACGACTGCGATTAACAATAATTGGTCAGGTTCTGCTGGTGTTGGATAATGCCGCTTTATAATCGAGGTCCCGCTGGATTAGGGGATGCGGGATCGTATCAAGTTTCAGGAAAACCTTTTGTCTCAGGCGCAATTAACGTGACTGTAGGTTCTGCTACTGCCCCTTTAGAAATTAGTTTCCCTTCTGTAACTCGATGGATCATTATCAGAAATCTCGACACTGATGGGTCTGCCAACGAACAGATTAAAATAGCTGCGTCACCAACAGGATTCGCTAATGGTAATTATTTTAGAATGCATGATGATTATACAACCAGTTATAGACGCCACTCAAGAACCCCCCGGATGGAAATGAAATTAACAAAAATCTACTTAACGGGTTCTTCAACCCATGTGGATGTGATAGCAGGATTAACTAGCATTCCTACTGATACTATTCCCACCAATTGGTCAGGTTCCGAGGGCGTGGGATAATGCCCATATATAATCCTGGTCCTCCCGCATTAGGTAATGTGGGCGCTTATCAAGTTTCAAGTAAACCATTTTTCAAAGGCGGTCTTTTAGCGACTACTACAGTCAAAGTTATTGAATTCCCAACAGTAACTAACTGGATTCATATTAGAAATCTGCGTACCATCTATACCTCAGACGGACCCATGATTGCTTTCTCTGAGAACGGATTTGACACAAATAATTATTTTGTGATCAACTCTTCAACTGCTGTGAGTGATACGGACCCAAGTATGTTATATTTAAAGGTGAGCAAGATTTATTACAAAGTTGCGGCAGGGACCATCTCGTTTGATCTTGTTGCAGGATTAACCAATATTTCCCCTACTGCGATTAACAATAATTGGTCAGGTTCTGCTGGTGTTGGTTAAGAGTTATCCAATTTAAGTCCTTTCCTATACATAACAACTATTTAATGAAGACACATAGAATTTTTTATATTTTAAGGAGATAAAAATGCCCGCAACAATGCTAGAACAAGCAATCATAGATGCTAAATCACTAAAGGAAACTGCTGTAAAGACAGCAGAGGAAGAATTATTGAAAAAATATTCTTCTCAAATTAAAGAAGCGGTTGAAAAATTATTAGAACAAGACGATGAACCTTTAACAATCGGTGAAGACGACGAACCTGAAATAACAGAAGAAGTTGTGGAAGAACTTGAGTTAAAGGCACTAGATGGTGAAAGCAATTCCGATCTAGAAGAGGGCGAAATGGTAGAACTTAACCTAGATGCCCTTAAAGAAGAATTAAAGGAGATCACCGAAGACGAATCAGGTTATCGTAAGGGCGCTCCAGAAGAAACCGAAACACCCACCAAAGCACGAGAAAAAGACCCTATTGATTATGAAGATGGGGAAATTGGTGGTGAAGTAGTTGAAGAAGAAATTGAAATTACTGAAGAAAATATTGCAGACGCAATTGAAGAAATATTATTAGTCGATTATGAGACGGTCCCAAGAGGTGATCTTGGAACAACTCATCCAACAAAAGCGCAACAGGAATATGCTGTTGACGCAACACTTGCTGCAAATGAATCTGATATCGAATCCGAAGAAATGGTGAAGGAATTAGAGGAAAATGTGAAGAAATTACAAAAGAAAGTGAATTCAATTAATCTTGAAAAGAATAAGATTAATGAAGAATATGGCAATCTTAAGAAAATTTCTATAAAAGCAGCACATAAGTTAGAAGAATTAAATCTCTCTAACGCAAAATTATTATATCAAAATCGTATTCTGGAATCAGACTCCTTGAATGAGCGACAAAAACAAAGACTTGTCGAGAGAATTTCAAATGCGGAATCTATTAATAAGGCAAAGATTATTTTTGATACTTTGAACGAGCAATTGGAAGCACGAGAATCTCGCGCACCCAAAAACCTCTCAGAAGTCACAAGCAAAAATAGTCAACTTATTTTGAAATCAAGCAAAACAGCAGATGCTCAACCCGGTAGTGACCAAATGTCACGACGGATGAAACGTCTTGCTGGAATTATTTAAGGAGAAAAAAATTATGTCTATAATTGAAAAATTGACAGAAGGCGTCGTTCGTCGCGACGTTCAAAAAGAAGGTGCAGCAGTCCTAGATAAATGGGAAAAAACTGGTCTTCTTGAGGGTATTGGTCACGACCATACTCGTAACAATATGGCTTGCCTCTTAGAGAATCAAGCAAAAGAGCTTCTTCGTGAAGCATCCACAATGGCGGGGGGTGATGTCGAAGGTTTTGCAGCAGTTGCATTTCCAATCGTTCGTCGAGTATTCGGCGGATTGATTGCTAATGAACTGGTTTCTGTTCAACCAATGAGTCTTCCATCCGGTCTTATCTTTTTCCTAGACTTTACGTTTAATGAAACACGTCTAGGAAATGTTGCTGGCACATCACTTTATGGTGGTGGAAAAGTTGGTGCCGAGATTACTGGTGGTGTTAATCTTTCCGGTGTTAATGCAGAAAATGGTTTTTATGCATTGAACAACGGTTATGCATCTCCAACAGGTTCTAATACTGCCGTGACTGCAAGTGCAGAAACCAATGGCGTTTTTGGATCAGGTACTGATACCCTTGATGCCCTTTGCCAATATGATCCGGATCTTACATCTGGTTCGTCGCAAATGTGTATTGGGTCAATACCAGTATCTTCCTTATCCACAGGTGGGTTAGCACTGAATGTTGATGATCTTATCACCATTACAGTTTCTTCCTCCGTCGCTGGACAAGGATACTTTGCTGCTGGTGTTCAACAAATTCGTCGCCTGACACAATTCAGCGGATCTTCAACAGATACCGTTCTTGTTTTTGGCGAGGGTGGAAGTGCAGTGAATTATACCACCGCTTCCCTTGATTACACATGGGCAGCAAAGGATAACATTACTGATGCTACTCCTGTTGGCGCAGTCATTGGTGCCACCGCTTGGGGTCTGGAGAATAGTGACTCCATTCCTGAAATTGATATCAAGGTTGATTCTGTATCAGTTACAGCAGTCACTAAGAAACTCAAGGCAAAGTGGACACCGGAACTTCAGCAAGATATCAATGCATACCATAATTTGGATGCAGAGGTTGAGTTGACGAGCATTCTTTCAGAGCAAATTGCTCTTGAGATTGATCAAGAAATTCTTGAAGATCTCGTTAAGGGTGCAACCGCTGGTACTTATTACTGGTCACGTAAACCCGGTAAGTTTGTAAACCGTGCAAGCGGAGTATCTACAAATGGAACACTTTATCCAGATTTCACTGGTACGGTTTCTGAGTGGTATGAGACACTTCTGGAAACTGTTAATGATGTTTCTGCGCAAATCCATCGCAAAACTATGCGAGGTGGCGCTAACTTTATTGTAGTTAGTCCTGAAGTTTCAAACCTTTTGGAGTTCACAAGCGGATTCCGCGCTGACACAACTGCTGATGAGAACCGTGGCACTGCTGGTGCTGTTAAGGTTGGTCAACTTAGTAAGAAACTCGACATCTATGTCGATCCTTATTTTGTTCGTAACCTGATTCTTGTCGGTCGTAAAGGAAATAGTTTCCTTGAAAGCGGATATGTTTATGCGCCATATGTACCACTACAGGTCACTCCAACCATTTTCGACCCAGAATCATTCGTGCCTCGTAAGGGCGTGATGACTCGTTACGCGAAAAAGATGGTTAGACCAGACATGTATGGTCTTGTTGTCGTTGAAGACTTACTAGGTTAATACTTTAATTAACTGTTAAGAATTCTATCAAACCTCACCTCTCATTATTGGGAGGTGGGGTTTTCTTATTTCTTTTGTATCAAATTTGACTATTTAGTTCACAGGAGAAGAAACAATGAGCGCACCACCCACCCTAACGCCAATTCAGCAAACAAGTCCTTATGTATTGCCAGCGACTGGCACTATAGCAAATATTATATCCACAGCAGTTCCCTATGGCGTCTATCTTGGTTCAACTGAGTTTTTGTCAGGAGCAGCAGCACAAGTTTCCTATACCTATAAAATGCTAGGTGGTGATGTTTTAGATATTGAACTAACAGAGCAAAATGTTTATACCTCTTATGAGTTAGCAGTTCTAGAATATTCTTATATTATCAATAACCATCAAGCAGTTAACACCCTTTCGGATTTTCTGGGTGCCACAACGGGCACATTTGATCACAATGGGGTTTTGCAAAGTGGTGCTCTATCTTCAAGTCTAAGTGGCACCCATGTTGCTCTAAAATACCCATCATTTCAATTCTCTTATGCAAAAAAGATTTCAGATGGTCTTGCACAAGCTGCTGCGATGGGCGATGGGCGAGTTTATTCCGCGTCTGTGAGTATGGTTGCTGATCAACAAGTATATGATTTGCAAAAAGTGGTACAAGATGCTTCTGTGGATGGAACTTCGGGTTTTGGGTCGGTGTTTACTGGGAGCGTGAATAATAAAAGAATAGAAATTAGAAAAGTATATTATAAATCTAACGCAGCGATGTGGAGATTTTATGGATATTATGGTGGATTAAATGTGGTAGGCAATTTAAACACTTATGGGCAATATTCTGATGATTCAACGTTTGAAGTAATCCCCACATGGCAAAATAAATCTCAAGCGATGGCGTTTGAGGATAGTATGTATACCCGTGCTTCTCATTATTCATATGAGATAATGGATAATTATTTAAAGATTTATCCGTCACCAAGTTCACCTTTTGATTTTATAAACCCCTCAAAAATTTGGTTTGATTTTACTATCCCCAAAGAGGCGTGGGAGTCAGACTCTACTCGTCTGGATGGCAAAGATGGGATTAATAATTATAACACATTACCCTTCGCAAATATCCCGTATCAGAACATTAATAGCATGGGAAAACAATGGATAAGAAATTATGCACTTGCTATTACCAAAGGTATGCTGGCGCAAGTTCGTGGCAAATTTGGAGCGATCCCACTTCCCGGTGACTCCGTAACATTAAACGCGAGTGAATTAGCATCCCAATCACAAACCGAAAAAGATGCCCTTAAGGTGGAACTAAAAGAACTGTTAGACAAATTAACATATGCCGCACTTGTTGAAGCAGACACAAAAATGGTGGATGAAGCAAAAACATTACAGACTAGCGTTCCTATGAAAATTTTTGTAGGATAAGGGGGGTTTTTAAGTGTCCGATGATAACAAATGGAATAGACCGAATAATCCGCCACCTCCTCTTTTTTTCAATAAAAAAGAAAGAGATCTGGTTAAGCAAGTCAACGATGAACTCATCGAGAGAGTAATTGGGCAAACTATTGCCTATTACCCCATTAGCACTGTATATACTGATTTTCATCCCCTCTATGGTGAGGCAATAGAGAAGAATTTCCTTCCTCCGATTCGCGTCTACGCACTAATTGATTGGAGTGGTAATGAAACAACATCCACATCATTTGGACTAGATAGAATTTATAGTTTAACGTGTCATTTTCATAAAAGAAGGTTGACAGAAGATCAAGATGTATATGTAAGAGAGGGAGATTTCATTCTGTATAATGAGGAATACTACGAAATAATAACTTTGACTGAACCTAAACAATTATTTGGACAAAATCAAAATCAATTAGAAATATCTGCTCGTTGTGCTAAAGCACGGCAAGGGTTGTTTGATGGTAAATAAAGATGAGTAATACTAAACTAAGCGGAACTATAGCACAAAAAATATCTTATAGTCCTTCCACCTTGGAGACTATTGATTATGCGCTTTATGATTTTGTTAATGATTCCATTAATGCATTTTGCACAACCAATAAAGGGTTTAAAAAAGTACCCGTAATTTGGGTAGCATCCGAAAGAGCATACCAAATAAAAGATAATAAAGATCTAAGAGATGATGACGGGACTTTGATTTTTCCTATGATGACTGTCCAGAGGACCGGATTAGTGAAAGACCTCTCTGATAAAGGGGTATTTTGGGGAAATCCCCTCCCAGTTAAGGATGCAAAGGGTGGTAGTATAACCATCGCACGAAAAATAAAACAAGACAAAACTGCCAATTTTTTAAATGCGGACACATATAAGAAAAAAAATGGTATTGTTGGAAATCAAGGCAACCCTGGAACCCAACAAATTAATTTTCCCGATAAGAGAAAAGCGCAAGAAAAGAAGGTTGTCTATGAAAGTATTACAATTCCCGCCCCCATTTATGTATCAGTAACCTATGGCGTTACTATAAGAACAGAATATCAGCAGCAGGTAAATGAAATTGTTCAACCATTTTTGACTGTTACTAATGGAATTAATTATCAAATCTTACAAAGAGATGGTCATTCCTATGAAGCATTTTTTCAATCGGATTATGCCCCCACTAATACATTGACCGAACTGGGTGACGAAACACGAATTTATGAAACTCAAATAAACATTAGGGTTCTGGGGTATGTGGTTGGTGCATCTAAAAACCAAAAACAACCTAATGTGGTGGTTAGGGAAAATGCGGTTGATGTAAAGACACCTCGCGAACGTGTCATCCTCGGAGACATTCCCGATTGGATTAAAGGCGACTATAGATCTTGAATGTTTCGTCTTTTTGCATATAAACGCACTATTTATAAAAGATTATTAAAGCATTATAAGGAGATTTAATCACATGGCATCCAAAAAATATCGTTTTGTTTCCCCTGGAGTTCAGTTTAGAGAACTCGATAGGTCACAAATTCCCGAGGAACCGCTTGAAATCGGACCCGTTATTATCGGACGCGCAGAAAGAGGTCCATCACTGCGCCCTGTTAAAGTAGAAAGTTTCACGGAGTTTGTTCAAATTTTCGGAACACCCCAACCCGGTGGGAAAACTGGTGATGTATGGCGCGAAGGCAACGAAGGTTTATCTCCTCAATATGGTGCTTATGCCGCGCAAGCATGGTTAACAAACAGCAGACCCCTTACATATGTGCGACTCTTAGGTCGAGCACACACTGATAAAACTACAGGTGGAGAAGCAGGGTGGAAAGTTGGTGGCGCTTCGACCGACGACGAAGGTGGCGCTTTTGGATTGTTTATAGTATCAAAAAGCGAAGGTGTAACAGATAATGTCACAGGCACCCTAGCAGCAGTTTTCTATACAGAGGCAAGCAGGAGCATGGCGCTTACAGGCACCGTGGCAGATTCCGCCCTGACCTCAGTAAGCACATCTAAGATGTTTAAGAATGATAGCACAAGCGCAAACGGTGGAGAGTGGACAACAGTTCTCCTAGACGAGAGTAATAATGAAGTTGCGGGCAAGAAATTTACTTTCAATTTTGATCCCACGAGTGATAAATTTATTCGCAAAGTCTTCAATACCAACCCTACTAAACTTAATAATTCTTTATATGCTGCAAGTAGCGCACAATCAGAAATGTATTTCCTTGGAGAATCCTACGAGTCAATCGTATCTTCTACGATTACTTCTGGTGTTAGTGTTGGCGACACTTATGCAGTAATTCTAGGTCTGAATGGTCCTACTGCGTTTGATTGTGATTACAATGTAAATCAACTTAATTCTAATCCCGCGTCAACCCCTTGGATTGTCGGTCGAGATACTGGACCTACTGGGTCTTTTAATCCTCGTAACCTTGCTAAACTGTTTAAGGTAGTGGCACTGGATCATGGTGTTTGGACCAATGGTAATATCAAAACCTCTATTGAGGACATTCGATATTCTGATGATCCAACAGACGAATACGGTACTTTCACAATTGCGTTGCGAAAAGCATCTGATAAAGATTCAGCGCCAATTGTTTTGGAAAGTTTCGCAAATCTCAATCTCAATCCAGAATCACCTAACTATGTTGCTGCACGAATTGGTAATCAATATGCACAATGGTCCGATGACGACCGTCGTTGGAGATACTATGGCGAATATGAAAATCAATCCAAATATATGTATATTGAAACAGCAACGGCACTGGGTGATGACCCAACTCAATTGCCCTTTGGTTTCCAAGGTCCAATTCGACCTGTTGGGATTACTCTAGTTGAAGGTTCGACCGTTGAGCGACCAGCGGCAATTTCTGGAAGTGCAGTCAGCGACACAAATCTTTTCTCAATCGCATTCGGCAGTTCATCACTCGATGGTGCGGTTAGTCTGGGGGGTGTAACAATTGGCAATATGCCAACAGACCTTACATGCTCCTTTACTTATCCTGCCACAAAATTAAGGGCAAACACAAAGACTGGAAATCTCTCAGATCCAAGTGATGCTTATTTCGGCGTAGAGACAACTAACTCAAATCAACGCTTTGATAGTACATATACAGACCTTGTAAGAGGTTTACCTGACTCTGCGGGACATGGGGAGTTCGGACCTAATACGTCTGAAACAACTTATGCCACAGAATTTTCATATATCTTTACATTAGATAATATATCGCGTTGGCAAACGTTGGCAGACGCGATAGCAGAAACGGCAGGAACATTAGATAACTTCGAGGGATATTATATCTCCGGTTCTCGTGCGGCAGGTAAATCAATTAGTGCAACTGGATCTGCTTCACCAAGCGGGTTCTTGTCGGCATCTTATAAAGCGACTTTGGACGCAGGATTTGACCAATTTACAGTACCAATGCACGGTGGTTTTGACGGGATTGATATTGAACAATCGGAACCATTTAATAATAATGACATGGAAAACATGACACAAATGACTAGTTATGAGTACAACACTGTAAGAATTGCTATCGATACATGTGCTGACCCAGAAAATGTGGATATGAACATTCTTTCGGCACCAGGCATTACTAACACGGGATTAACAAATCGAGTTATCGATGTGTGTGAATCACGCGGTGATGCCATGGGCATTATTGACATTGGTGATGGGTTTATTCCCGCTGCGGATAGAAATCTACCTGGGGAAGATTACAGTGCTGCAAATCGCGGTGATGCCGCAAAAGCAGCAAGAACTTTTAGGGCACGACAAATTAATAATAGTTATGGTGCCGCTTATTATCCCTGGACTCGTGTCAAGGACACCGAGACAGGAAAAGTATTCTTCTGTCCGCCATCTGTTGCGGCAGTAGGCACACTTTCTTATTCTCAAGCAGTATCAGAAGTGTGGTTCGCACCAGCAGGGTTCAATCGCGGTGGACTTACCGCAGGTGCAGCAGGAGTTAACGTCGTTGGTGTGACCGAGAAACTTTCTTCTAAAGAGAGAGATCTTCTCTATGATGCCAATATTAATCCAATCGCCTCTTTCCCAAGTGAGGGGTTGGTTGTGTTCGGGCAAAAAACTACGCAAATGACTCGTAGCGCATTAGATAGGATTAATGTAAGGAGACTCTTGATTCATGTCAAGAAAGAGATTTCACGAATTTCTAATAACCTCCTTTTTGACCCCAACACACAAGTAACCTGGGATAGATTCAAAGGTCAGGCAGTTCCCTTCCTCCAGAGCGTTAAGGCGCGATTAGGATTGGAAGACTTCAAAGTTGTATTGGACACAACCACTACAACACCAGACCTTATTGATAGAAATGTTATGTATGCAAAAATCTTCTTAAAACCGACCAGAGCAATTGAATTTATTGCGGTAGACTTTATTATTACCAATACTGGCGCTTCTTTTGAGGATTAAAACTAGGGCATTACTAATTAAAGAAAGTAGGAGATTATAAAAATGACATTCTGGACAGACCCAACATTAGAACCAAAAAGAAATTATAAATTTATCTTAAGTATGCCAGGAGGTTCTGCTACCAATGGTATTCAGGAATTCTTGGTTAAAACGGTTGGGAAACCGAGTTTCGATATTGGTGCTACTCCACATGATTTCCTAAATCATAAATTTTACTATCCCGGCAAGACAACCTGGAACCCAATCCAGGCAGTTATTGTGGATACGACAGACCCGTCCCTTAATGCAACACAAGCAATTATGAAAGTTCTAGAAGAATCTGGTTATGATTTACCTACAACTCCTACGGTTGTGACTGGATTTGGAACAGTTTCCAAAGATAAAGCTGTAAATGCAGCACTCGGACAGGTTAGAATTAAAACACTAGATGGATCTGGTGAAACCGTTGAGGAGTGGGTTTTGAATAATGCTTTTTTGACAAAAGCAGAATTTGGAAATCTTGATTATTCTTCAGAGGATCTCGTTAATGTTACAGTCACTCTCCAATATGATAATGCATATGTCAATGTTATCAACGGAGAAGGTAATATTCCAGCGACATCCGGTTAATAAAAATATAAGAGGTTTGAATGCCAAGAAATAATGTTCAAAAATTATCAACTAAACAAGAAACACCCCCCGACCAAAACAACTTACAATCAATTTTAGGATTTGTTGCTCCCACAGAGCACGTTTCTCTACCTACGGGTGGAAAATTCTATGCTAGCGATCATCCACTACATGGGAAAGACACTGTAGAGATTAGATATCTATCTGCTAAAGAGTTAGATGTTCTAAGTTCAAAAAGTCTACTCCAAAAGGGAATTGCAGTAGATCGGATGCTCCAAAGTATTATTGTAGATTCCGCCGTTCGTGTTGAAGATTTATTTATCGGGGATAAAAACGCAATTATCGTTGCTGCTAGAGTGGGAACATTCGGTGGTGAGTATAATGTTAAATTAACATGCTCTGAATGCGAAGCAGGATTCGATCATCTTTTCGATTTATCCGAGATTCCCAATAAAACTTGGGACACCGATTCAGGTGAGTTAGAATTTTCAGAAAATGGGACATTTTTTATCACTTTACCCAAAAGCGAGGTAAAGGTCGAGTGTGGACTGTTAACCACAAAAGATGAGAAAATGTTGGAAGAAAGAGCAAAGAAAAAGGCACGTATGAACTTGCCTGAGTCTACGCTCACAGATCAGTATAAATCTTTTATTGTTTCACTTAATGGTGTTACAGAAAGGGGGTTGGTTGATGAATTTGTCGATGTCATGCCTGCTGGTGATTTGCACTATTTAAGCAAGAAATATGGCGACATTCGTCCCGATCTTGAAATGATTCAAGATTGTGAATGCCCTTCTTGTGGTGCAAATAATCGCATTGATATTCCATTCACAGCCAACTTTTTTTGGCCTGAGTGACAAATACATAGAAAGCGTCTATGAACAACTGTTTTTCTTAAAACAACATGGCAATTGGGGTTTTATTGAATCCTATAACTTGCCCAATAAATTGCGCGAATGGTGGGTTAAAAGACTCTCCCAATATTTCAAAGAAGAACAAGAAGCACTCAAAAAGCAATCAAGAGATCCGCGCTATTAGACGCTCACTCATTTTATCTTTCGCCACTATTTAATTAAAGTAGGACTCTGATATGGCAAGCGGCGATAGTAAACAACTTGAACAAGCATTACGTGCGCTAACAAACCAATTAAAAGCAGCGATGAAGGGTGATTCATCTGATTCCAC